GGATATTCCGTCGCACTATTATGCATTTATTCAATCAATTGAAGATTTTGAAGAAAAGGGATCTTTTATTTTAATGGGCATGGTTAAAGCAATTAAACGAGGAAAGGGATGGTCAAGAGTTGAAATTTTGGACAAAACTGGGAGTGTTGGTATATTTGATGAAGAATCAACGACTATTGAGACAGGTCGTACTTACTTGGTTCTTGCTAATGACAATAGGATTGTTTCTGCAGTTCCTATTGACGAAGTAAAAGGATCAACAAATGCACTTGTTAAATTTTTAGGTTATAAGCAATTGCCTTATACAGATGATGAGATGTTTGTTGTTTCATTTAAATCAAGAATAACAAAGGCTGGAAAGAAAATGGCTTCTTTAACCTTGGCAGATACTTCAAGAGACTTGCATTCAGTAACAGTATTTCCTACTGCATTTCCAAAAGCATATATGCATATTGAAGAAGGAAAGTCGTATAAATTTAGTTTTGGTAAAACCAAAGATGGCACGGTAATTATGGAGGATGTAAATGTCAGTTAATATACAAGATGTACTATCGCAGTTAGACCCAAGAATTAGAAAACGCCTTGGAACAGGAGAAGGAATTACCTTTGAGTATCAGCCAACTCCAAGTTTTGGTTTGAATCGTGCTCTAGGTGGTGGTTTACCATACGGAAGACAAGTCCTTATATGGGGCAGCAAGTCATCTGCTAAATCATCTATGTGCTTACAAATGATTGCTTTAGCACAAAAAGAAGGCAAGGTTTGTGCATGGATTGATTCTGAAATGTCTTACTCAGAAGATTGGGCAAAACAACTTGGGGTAGATCCAACAAAATTAATTTACTCACAAGCACGTACTATTAGCGATATGGTAGACGTTGGTGTTGGACTAATGAACGCTGGAGTTGATCTTATTGTAGTTGATTCAATTACCTCAATGCTTCCTGCTATATATTTTGAAAAAGATTCAGATGAAATGAAAGCACTTGAAAATACAAAACAAATTGGTGCAGAGTCTAGAGACTTTAGCAATGCTTGGAAAATGCTTAACTACGCTAACAACAAAGTAAAACCTACATTGCTTGTTCTTATTTCACAATCAAGAAATAATATTAATGCAATGTACACAAGTCAACAGCCTTCTGGCGGTCAGGCTACTAAGTTTTACTCATCTTGTGTGATTAAATTGTTTTCTTCTGAGTCAGAAAATCAAGCAATCAAAGGAAAGATTAAGATTGGGGACAAACTAATTGAAGAAAAAATTGGCAGAAAGATTCGTTGGGAGTTACAATTCTCTAAAACCTCTCCAGGGTTCCAATCTGGTGAGTATGATTTTTATTTTAGAGGTGACAATATTGGTATTGATGCAATAGGAGATTTAGTTGATACCGCAGAATCTATGGGACTAGTTAATAGAACTGGCGCATGGTATCAGTTAGATGACGGAACAAAAGTACAAGGTCGTGATGGTTTTATAGAACGTGTCAAAGAAGACTTAGTTCTACAAGAACAAATTAAGGCAAAAATAATTAATGCTTGAACAAAAATTTACCGTGTATCCTGGCAAATGGCCATGTAAAACTTGTGAAGAAGTTGTTACATCTTTAAGATATTGGAGAGAAACTGGGGATACAACATGGATGTGTACACAAAAACATATTTCAAGAGTTAGTCTATTACCTCCAACAAAGAAAGATTATGAGCGAAAAGAACGAAAGTAAAAGAATGGGTGCTAAGCAGCATAAGAATTCTGGTAGAAATACACAGAAGGGTGATGCAACATGGCGTGAATTTGTTGTTGATTTTAAAGAAGTTAGAAAATCTTTTACATTGAACAAAGATGTATGGGCAAAGGCTGTTACTGATTCTATTCAAGCGGGTAGAGATAAGTCTCCAGCCATTATTGTAATTCTTGGAGAAGGTAACACAAAAGTAAGACTTGCTATAATTGAAATGAATATGCTAGAACAATTAACAGAGGAGGAATATAATGTCTGAAACAGGACCACAGAAAACAACACTTGATATGGTAAATGGTTTAACAGAGATTGCAGACTATATGCAAGACGAAGAGTTGACCGTTGCACTAACTATGATTGCAAAGATTATCATAAAGCCAGATATTCCCCTTCAGGCTGCTAGTCTTGAAATTGTGAGACTACAAGCCATTGCAGCAAAGATGTCCTTTAAAGCCACTTGGATGGCCAATGTTGACAAATCCGACAGGGCAAAGAAAAACATATACTTTACAGCAGCACAAGCAATAAACGATTTGGTATCAGCGCTTAAATACATAATGCGCTAACCTGCTATAATTAATATAAACAAGGGATAAAAATGGCTAAAAACTTACTAGAACAAGTTATGACTAAGAGCACTAAAAAGAAAGTAACAAACAGCGAAGAAGATGAAAACTTTGTTGAAGGTTTGCCAACTGCTATAAATGCTGGCTATCTTGTTAAAACAAAAACAAGGTTTGTTAAAAAGAATAATTTTTCTGCATCTAGTTTGGCCTATGGCGCAGGAGAGTGTCCAAGATATTGGACTCTAGCCTTTGATGGACAAATCACTTATGATAACTCAGATGCTATGGGTGTGGCAAACAGAACACAAGGAACTCTTGGACATGGAAGAATACAAGAAGCAATAGAGGCTTCTGGTTTACTTGCACAAGATATGGAGTTTGATCCAATACCAAGAAAATATAGTCAACAAACTCATCCAGCAATGGAGTTTAGAGTTAAAACTGATGATCCACCTTTTGACGGGTACGGAGATGTCATGATTGACTACAAGGGTGAAAGGCTTGTTGGTGAAATTAAAACAATAAGAAATGATGAGTTTGAATACAGGAAAATAAATAGACGACCTAAGATGGCTCATCTAATGCAGTTATTACTGTATATGAAGGTTTGGAAAATGCGTAAGGGTGTTATGATTTACGAAAATAAAAACACTCACGAATTACTTACTTTACCAGTTGTAGTAAGTGAGCACTACCGTGCTTGGGCAGAAGAAGTATTTGATTGGATGAAATTAGTTTATAAGAATTGGCAAGAAAAACAATTGCCAGAAATTCCTTATCGCTCAAATTCAAAAATTTGCAAAGTATGTCCTATTCAAAAAGCATGTGCTGAAGCAGGAGATGGAACAATTAAGATTAAGCCTATGAGATTGTTAAAGGACGAAGTGGATTAATCAATGTGAAACTATGTGAAAGATGCGAGACCCCGTTTAAACCAAAAGTAAGTTATCAAATTTATTGTGGAGATGTTTGTAGAGAAGAATCCACCAAGATAAAGATAGCCGAAAGGTATCAAATAACTCGCAGACAAAGAAGAATTGGTAAAAAAAGACTTTGTATTGGCGGTTGTAAAGAACAACTTTCAATATACAACGACTCTGGCTTTTGCACTAACTGCAATATAAATAAAAAAGAAGTAGACAAAATGTTAAAACAACTAAAAGGATTCTTTGACTATGAACAAGAATAATCCAAAAACAATTTGTGCTATTGATGCAAGCACTAACAGTCTTGCCTTTGCTATTTTTAATGATAACACGCTGGGCAGTATTGGTAAAATTAATTTTAATGGAAAAACAAATTATGAAAAAGTAATGGACGCTTGTGCTAAGACAAAAGCATTCTTTGAACATTTTGATGGATTTGAAGCAATTGTAATTGAGCACACCGTATTTATGAATAGTCCTAAAACTGCTGCAGATCTAGCACTGGTTCAAGGTGCACTATTAGGTGCAGCAGGATTAACTGGAACAAAGATTATAGGAACTGTAGCACCAATAACTTGGCAAAATTATCTAGGAAATAAAAGATTAACAAAAGAAGAACAGATAGACATTAGAACAAAAAATCCAGGAAAGTCAGACTCTTGGTATAAGTCTTATGAAAGACAAATTAGAAAAGAAAGGACAATTAAATTAATTGAAATCAATTATGATAAAATTGTTAACGATAATGACGTTGCTGATGCTTGTGGTATCGGCCATTGGGCTATTAATAACTGGAATAAAGCAATGAGAGTTGAGGAATAATGCCAGAGTTAAATGCTAACATACCACCAATTGAGTGCTATGTCCGTGGTAATTTTTTAAGAGATCAAGAAGATAGCCATGATAAATATTTTCCATGTGTAATTTTTGGTGTGTCTAGTATTAAAAGTAGAAGTCCTTTATTCCATTTTTTAATGGAAGATGGAGGAATTTGGTGGAGAATGCCAATCAATGCATTTTGTACAAAGCCAGGAGTTCCTGAAGAGCCAATCTACAACCTTGTGCTTTGGAATTCTTTTAGTCCACATATAGCAGTTACAAAATTTGAAAACCTAAGCAACATGAGAATGTCGTATATAGATAGAAATAAAAATAACATTGGCGGAAAATATTTATTTACTTTGGACTGGCATAATCCAGAAAGCAATATTTTGGATGATGGATATTCAGAAAGTCCAGGGCAACATAAGTGTGGTCATGTTATTCAAAGAGATGATGGAAATTTTGCGGTACAGCCTAATAACCGTATTAGATTAAAAGAACCATCATTTGTAACCAAAAAAGATCTAGTAATACAAAGACTTATAAATACAAATAAGTGGGATGTTGAAAGTTATGATAAATGGGTTTTAGAAGACTCAAACGCATACGACTATGATATATCTGAAGAAATTGACAAATAATACCATGGGTGCTAAACTGTATACAAGCGAGGCTTGGCTCCGTAAAAGGTTTGTTATGGATAAAAAGTCTCCACAAGATATTGCTAAGGAGTGCGGAACCAGTGTTGAAACTATTTATGTATATCTTGCAAAATTTGGATTTAGAAAGTCAAAACGATGATACCTAAAATTATTTGGCAAACATATGAAGTACCGTTTGATGAACTGCCACAATATATAAAAGATTGTGCCCAAACATGGAAAGATAATAATCCAAAATGGGAATATAGGTATATGGATGCTAAGCAAAGAGATGAATTTGTTTTAAATAATTTTAATGAAAATTGGTATGAAATTTTTACAAAACTTCCGTATGGTGTTCTTAAGTCAGATATATGGAGACATATGGTTTTATATGTGTATGGTGGAGTATATGCTGACCTTGATTGTATATGTAAAACAAATATAGAGTTTTGGTTAAAAGATGACATGGATTCTACATATTTTATTGACGAAGATTTAAAAAACTTTTGCCAATTTGTTTTTGGATCTACACCTAATAATGAAGTTAATAAAAAAATATTACAACTAATAAAAGATAAACTAACTAATAAAACAATATTTGAAAACTTACTAAATGAAAGTATTTCAAAATTTGAAGAAGAAATGACTGGCAATGTTGCTTGTACAGAAGCAATGAGAAATTTTTTTGGTATAAGCAATGGCTTAGATTTAATAAATAACTACAAAGAAATAAATGATTTAGAAACAATTAAACAAAATAAATTTTTTTATTACGGTAAAGAAAGTTATTTAATGATACATGATTATCCAATAAAACATTTAGGCGCTAGTTCAGTTGGCAAATGGACAGACGGATATATTCAATGGCAAAAACAGGATAGAATAAGGGAAAATTTTTTATGAAACTAAAGCCAGTATATAAAGATGTTAAAGATTTTAAGTGTCATGATCTTTATCTACAATCAGTTGGAGCACCATCTGGTAACTCAATTTGGCAGGCATGTCATTCTATAGCGCAAATGCTTATAGAAAAAAATATAGCATATGGGGATTCCGCCCTTGATCCTGTCAGAATTTTTAGTAAGTCAGATCCAGCAGAACAACTTAAAGTTAGAATTGATGACAAACTGAGTCGTCTTATGAAAGGCACAGACTATCCTGGAGACAACGATATTGATGACTTAATAGGATATTTGGTTTTATTAAAAATAGCAAAGGAAAAAAATGTCAACTGAGACAGAACTAATTGAGCATCTTGATGAAGTTAATAAGGTAGTTACAGAATATCTTAAAGGTCAGGATCCAACAAAAATTTCTAAAGAGTTAGACATTCCACGTACTCGTGTTGTTTCATTAATTAACGAGTGGAAAGTTATGGCTTCTGCCAATGACGCAATTCGTGCTCGTGCTAAGGAAGCGCTTGCTGGTGCTGATACGCATTATACTAAACTTATCACAAAGGCTTATGAGGTAATTGACGAATCAAGTATGACTAATAATCTTAGTGCAAAAACTCAAGCAATTAAGTTAGTAATGGATATTGAAAAATCTAGAATTGAAATGTTACAAAAAGCAGGACTTCTAGAGAATAAAGAACTTGCAGAAGAAATGGTTGAAATTGAAAGACGACAAGAGGTTCTTGTTGAAATCTTAAGAGACATTGCATCAACCCACCCAGAGGTTCGTGATTTAATTATGAGACGCCTTTCTCAGATTGCTAAAGAAGGAGAGGTAATCACAATTGTCCAAGATGTTCAATGATTTTTTAGAAGTTTTAAAAGAAAATCAATTTGATGAAATTCCAGTAGACGCAAAAACATTTGTTGAGTCTGCGGATTATCTTGGCCAGCCAAAATTATCTTTAATTCAATATGAAATTGTAGAAGCAATGAGTCAAATTTATCGTAAAGAAGAACTACAAGAAATATTTGGATCTGTTGCTGGCGCTCAATATTATGATAAATATACTAAAAATGAAATTATTTTACAACTTGGAAAAGGATCTGGAAAAGACTTTGTATCAACAGTAGCCTGTGCATATATAGTTTATAAACTCTTATGCCTTAAAGATCCTGCTAGGTATTATGGAAAACCAAGCGGGGATGCAATTGATATCATCAACGTAGCCATTAACGCACAACAAGCAAAGAATGTATTCTTTAAAGGATTTAAAACTAAGATAGAAAAATCACCATGGTTTGCAGGAAAGTATAACGCAAAGGCTGATAGTGTTGAGTTTGATAAATCAATTACCGTTTACTCTGGACATTCAGAAAGAGAATCGCATGAAGGTTTAAACTTACTACTTGCAGTTCTTGATGAAATTTCTGGTTTTGCATCTGAAGTTGGAACTGGCAATGAGCAAGGTAAGACTGCAGAAAATATTTATAAAGCATTTCGTGGATCAGTAGATTCTCGTTTTCCAGATTTAGGGAAGGTAGTATTGCTTTCGTTTCCCCGTTATCAAGGTGACTTTATTTCTAAAAGATATGAAGATGTTATTGCAGAAAAAGAAACTATTGAAAAGAAACATATTTTTATTATGAATGAAGATTTGCCACATGATGATTCAAACAATCAATTTGAAATTGCATGGGAAGAAGATACAATTATTTCTTATAAGGTTCCAAAAGTCTTAGCACTTAAAAAAACAACATGGGATGTAAATCCTACTAGGAAAATAGATGATTTTAAATTAGCATTTTACACAGACCTTGGAGATGCCATGATGCGCTTTGCATGCACACCAACATTTGCATCAGATGCATTTTTTAAACAAAAAGATAAATTAGAAAAATGTATGACATTAAGAAACCCAGTTGATAACTTTAGAAGGTTTGACGAATCATTTAAACCTGATCCAGAAAAAATATATTATATCCATGCTGACCTTGCACAGAAACACGACAAGTGCGCTGTAGCAATTGCTCACGTAGACAAGTGGGTAAACATTCAGGTTATTAAAGATTATCAGCAAGTAGCCCCAATGGTTATTGTTGATGCAGTTGCTTGGTGGGAACCAAAAGCAGAAGGTCCAGTTAATTTATCAGAAGTAAAACAATGGATCATTAATTTACGCAGACAAGGATTTAACATTGGAGTTGTTTCATTTGACCGTTGGCAATCATTTGATATTCAACAGGAATTAAAAGCGGTAGGTATAAAGACCGATACCGTTTCTGTTGCCAAAAAGCACTATGAAGATCTAGCAATGATGATATATGAAGAGAGAGTTGCACTACCAAGAATTCCTTTATTACTGGAAGAAATGTCAGAACTCAAAATTATGAAAAATACTAGAGTTGACCATCCACGTAAAAAATCTAAGGACCTAGCAGACGCTGTATGTGGCGCTGTATTTGGAGCAATATCACATACACCTAAAGATTCTAACCATGAGATTGAGATTCATACTTGGTCTACCTCTGCACGACTTGCAGAGAAGCAGAAGGCTATGGTAGAATTAGACAACAGGGAAATGCCTAACGATGTTAGAGATTTTCTTGACAGATTAAATATAATATAAAACTAACAAGGAGAATAATGAATTCATTTAAAAAAATCGCTTTAGTTATGGCTGCAGCCGTGACAAGCACATTTTTTGTTGCAATTCCACAGGCTCAAGCAGCGGTAACTAACGGATACGTATTATCCGATTCGTTGGCTGCAGGTGCTCGTGGTGTAACAGTATTAGCAGACACAACCAAAGCAGAGGCTGGAGTTAATGCGGTAGTCGTATTAACCACTAGCGATACTTTGGCTGCAACAGCAGACGATAACGTAACGTTAGAAGTTGCTGGTCCTGCATCATTTACTGACTACACAGCAGCAGGATCAAACCCTACAGGGGTTACACTTACCAGTCTAGGTAAGTTATTTACATTTACAGCAACTACAACCGCAGCAGTAAACTTACCTACAAATGTTAAGTTAACTGTTAATGGTGCAGGCACTGTAACTGTAACTCAAAAGAAGAAGGTTGGATCAACCACTTCTACAATTGATATTAAAACAATTTACGCAGGAACAACTGCAAAGACAAACGTATTGTCTGTAGCAGATTCTTATGTTCGTGTACAAGATACATCAACAGCAGGAACTCTAACATCTAGCGTAGATGTTGCTACAGCAGTAGCCGTTACTAACGGTGGCACAGGATATATTAATATTCGTGCAATGGATGCTTATGCAGCACAACTATCAACTAGTGGTGTAATTCAGGCAAGCGCAACTGGTGGTGCAGTAGTAGCATGGGATGCTGCTCCAAGCACACAAGTTAATGCAGCAGCAAAAACTGGTACTGCTGGAGTTTTATATGTAGTTCAAGGAACTGCAAATGAAAACAAGCCAGTAACTACAACAGTTACAATTACATTTAATGGCACAGTTCTTGCAACAAAGACCATTACATTTACAGGTCGTGCAGCATCTATCCTAGTAACAGGAGCAGACATTGCACAATCTAACGGAGCACGTACAGGAACCTATGACTTTGTAGTCAAGGATTCTGCTGGTAATCAGTTAGCAAGTATTACTCCAAGCGCTGATACAACCAAGTACACATCTCAAGTAACATCTGTTTCTGTAGGTGGAGCATCATCTGCTACTGCCGTACAAACAGGTGGTTGGACATGTGCTTCAACATCAGGTTCAGCAACAGTACGTCTTTCATATACCCACACAGATGCAACAGTTATTTATTCAAATGACTTTATTGCAGCATGTGCTAGCGGTGTAAATAAGTACACAGCAACTCTTGATAAAAAAGAGTACAAGGCTGGAGAAATTGCAACACTTACAATCTCAGCAACAGATATTAATGGTGCTAAGGTTTACGGTGCAGCAACTCTAGGCGCTGGTGTAGCAATTTCAGGTGGACAGTTAACAGCAGTTTCTGCTGCAACTTCTGCAGATACATTTGATGCCGATGGATCAAGATTAATTAAATTTACAGTAGGTAATACTGCTGGATCATATAACTTAATTGTAGATCTACCAGCATACGTAGCAACTGATTCAGCAAAGGTAGTTTCTTACTCCGTTGTTGACTCTTCAGGCTCAGTATCTAATGCTCAAATTTTGCAATCAATTGTTGCACTTATTGCAACGATCAACAAGCAAATTGCAGCACTACAGAAATTGATTCTCGCAAAGAGATAATTTCTTAATAAAATTAGAGGGTAGATTAATTTCTACCCTCTTTTTTATTGCATT